CAAGACGGAGGAGCCCCCGGAAGGGGTGCTCGGCGCATTAGCAGTGCCCTACTAAGAGTGATCAGGTTAAGATGCGCGGGCTAGGCCTAGGCCCCTCTACTAGGCGCATGGAGTTTTGACTATGGAATACAACGTAGAGGAGAAGATACACGTCAAAGGTGACGTGGAGAATCTAGACCTTAGGGTCGGAGACTATGAAGGCTTAGTCAAACTTGTTAAGGAGATACTGACTCAGGCAGACAACCTACCTGAACCGTCCATTAGCCCCGAGCTCCTGAAGATTGGGCTTCAGAACTCGTTACAAGGGGCAGGCCAGCCGAAAGAAGTTCCTATGACCCCCATCATGAAAACCATGCTGGAGAGGAATAATGAGCCTACTACCATTGGAGCGTCGCAACCGCTCACCAAGGCAGAGCAGGACCTGTATCGCCGCACCGTCGAGAGGCTGGAGAAAGTAAACGGACCTAAACAGACCGACTACCCATCTCCAGAGAACCTCTTAGACAAACATCTTTACGATGTCGACTGCTGGAGGAATTTAAAAGAAAACATGCGCGACATCGGACCCGGACAGATGAAACAGAGGATCCAGATGCTTGCAAAATACCGTAACAAGCCAGATTACGGACCCCTTCTTGATAAGCTTGAGAATGACAATGTATTCAAGAAAGCTGTCCTCAAGACATGGTCCATCATGCCATCTGTAACAGCGGATACTGAATTTACTGAGACCAGCTTACCTTTCGATAAAAAGCATAGTAATGTTGGGTATCCGTTCTTCCACCGCGACAACGTCCTCGTTGAGAAAGGTTCGGAGGTAACCTACGGTCAGCTATCGAAGGGTATAGCTGAGAGAATCACCTTCAGTACGCTGCCTAACTACAACATTGCGATGACTTTCGGTCGCAACCAACGCCTCAAAGGCCGCCTGATCATAGCGGAGTCGAGGGTAGTTAACCTGTTCTTCAACAGGCTAGAGGCGCGTGAGATTGAAGCACTCACATCAAAATGTCCCGCCTTCGCTGGGTACCGTAACGCGTCTGAACTGAAGAAGGTCCTTCTTCAGATGGCGCAGGACGCTATGGCTCGCAAGTTCAAGATGTCCAACTGGGATCAGACTGGATTCGACGTCCACATTAATCCCGTATGGATTGCCCTGATCGGAGCCATGCGTGTAGCCGCAGCCGTAGGAGCGCTAGGAAAGAAACTAGCCTTCTGGCGCGCCGTGTACAATATCCGCCAGTGGGTTATTGACGGGATGTCTGGGGAGTTCATCGGCATATGGGGACGTATGCCATCAGGTTTCATTGATACCAACCAAGGAGACAGTTGGGTTGAGATTATCGCATCGTCTTACTGCCTGGCACTTCAGGACCCTAAGTATTTCGAGAAGATATGGGATGCCCTAGTCTACGTCATCCTGGCCATGGGTGACGACTGCCTCATGATCTATGACCCCCAGTTCTTCAGTGACGACCGCTTCGTGAAGGACATGTTGGCACTTGGATTTGAAGTAAACGTCTCCAAGTATGATTACGGGGCCTTCTTCTTGCAGAATAGAGTGTTCTCTAGCAAAGGTAGAAGGATGGTCTACCCCTGGACGAGGGTCCTCAAGTCTATGGTATTCAAAGAGAACCCCCGTCAGCTTGGTACTGCAGGCTGGCTTGTTGCCCAGCTGCAACAGATGTCCAAAGTGTTTGAAGACAACGACGCCTTAGACTCAGTAGTGGGACTTTTAGCTCCCTATGATAAGATCAGGTTCGGCTACAACCTCACCGCGAAGAAAGTGGTGGAAATGATCAAAGCTGAGGATGAGCAGGCGAAGAAGGAACAGAAACCCACGGAATGGAGACCCACATCGGAAAAAGTCTACGATGGGGATCCGCAGAAAGCCGAGCAGTTTAGTGATGGTCAAATAGACGAGGGCTGGATCGCCACAGCCCTGGCCATCGTTAAAGCCTCCATCGATAGGCTCGGCCTTGGCACTTCGCCTGAGGGG